GCAGCGAGTTTACAGATCTTAATTAACGAGCAGGAACAGGAGTACGAATATGCAGGCTAATAACGGGAATCAGGCAATGGTGGCGGGTAGTCTTGAGGCTGTCGCCAAAAAGAACAATGCATCGATCGCGACGGGGTTTCTTAGTGTGAAGTGTCTCGTCATGGTCGATGTGTCCGCCTCAATGGGTGCGAATGATACGACCGGCGGCAGATCGCGCTATCAAGCGGCCTGTGAGCAGCTGGCCGCCCTCCAAGGCGAGAACCCGGGTGAGGTCGGTGTCTGTGCGTTTTCGAACCGTGCCGAGTTCTGTCCAGGCGGCGTGCCCGTGAATATGCACGGTGGCACTGATATGAAAGCAGCACTGCGAATGCTCAAGATGGCTGACGGCTGTGGTATCAGGATGATCCTGATCAGTGACGGCGAGCCGGATGATGCCGAAGGCACGCTCCGTGAAGCGTCTCGCTTCACTTCAAAAATAGACACGATCTACATCGGGCCGGAGACGGGTGAGGGGCGGGAATTCCTGCGAAAGCTTTCACAAGCAACCGGCGGCATCTCGATTACGAACGCGACAGCCGACATGGGAAAACTCAGCGACAACATCACGATGCTATTAGGAGCGTGAGCGATATGAGTAATTCACCAAGCGAAGCTGAATTTGCGGAAGAAATTACCCAACGCATTTACGAAATCGTTCAATGCCATATAGCGGCAGCCGTTCGTGTGGATCGGGAGCAGATAGCGCGGGATCTGTATTTCTTGACGAAGAACGGAAGAGACCTAACTGACTACATTGATTTTTTACGAGGGAATGGAAATTGGGAGACCGCTGTCTCACCGAAGTTCTGCGAGAGATGCGGGCACCATAACGATCTTCACAAAGACGGCGGCTGCCCTGATACAGGGCTGCGGGTGTCAGACGGCAAAGGAGTAGAGAAAAATGATCGAACCACTCGATACGACAATGCTGCTTATCTTTCTGGGGTTCATCCTGCCCGGCGTGCTGATCGGCTGGCCGATCGGTGCCGTCCTCGAACGCAATAACAAAAATGCAACTACTAAAAACCATCGTCGTCGTGAGCCTCGTGTACGCCGCAGCTCGAACGTTAAGAGCTTTCCGGGAAGAGTAGTGAGGTAAACCGTAATGCTTTACTTTGTTCTTGGTTTTGCTATAGGTCTCGTCGTTGTCGCGATTGCGACGGCGAAGCGTGACCTGTATCTCGCAAAGCACTGGCGCCGGTTGTACGACAAAGAGCTCGTGGCGCATGCTGCATCCAAAGAGCAGCTCGAGACCCAAAACGCTGAATCTGAGAGCGAAGAATGGCCGAGCCTGATCACTGAAAGAAAATAATGGAAGAACTGATAAAGCGATTGAGAACTATCGGCGATCGGGCGAAAGATGCGGACCGTTTTGAGGTCGCTCTTCGCGAATGTCGCAGAATTGCGGCCAAAGAATACGAGCGAACTAAGCAGCCGGCGTGGGGCCGCATCATCACGCTGTGCGAATCTGCGGGTGTGAAGCTCGAGAAAAAATAATGCCGAGCCTTGTCCCACAAAGATCTCTTACTCTGCCGGCTATGCCGGACGTGATCGCCGTGTTCAAGAGTGACGCGACAGCTGCAACACGGACGCGCGTGATCAACTGGCTGTTACCTCTCTATGAAGAGTTTTCCGACATCTCCGTCGAGAAAGCCTGGTCAACGACAGAAGTGAATGAGGAGTTGCAGATCCCGATGCCGACCGTCGCTGCTTATTGCGCCGAGGTAGAGCTCTGCGAAGCAATATTGCTTCACTCAGAGGGAGCGATCGCCGATACGGCCATGCAGGAGCGGCTTAAGAACTTTCTCGATACACACATCTGGGTCTATCACCCGGATGGTCCTCGTACTAACAAGAAGGGCCGCTGGCCCGACTGGACGCGGGGTGTGCCGCTGTACCGTCTCATGTTCAAAAAACCGCTCAGCGGTCTCGAAAATAAGCAGGAGGAGAAAATAGTCAATGCCATTCAGGCGTGGCTCATAAGGTTGCTCGAAGAGCACCGCGGAGGTGCCGATTTCTCTTTGATCAGACTATAGATGCCAGCTGTTGCCCACCAAACAACTCTGCCGGTCCAGCCTTGGCTGTTCGAAATGGGCGAACCGGACCCGGCGAAGCTCAACGCCGACCGGGAATACCGTCGTGCGATCGACGCCGTCTTAAAAGCTCGGCGCGAGTTGCTGTCGTTCGCCCAGGAACGCGGCATCCCTCAGATCAATATGTGCCTCGAGGCACTGCGTAGCATTTCTCGGCTTAGCGATTCACAGAGCGAAGAGATCATTCTTCATGCTATCGAACGCCAGGGAGCAACTACTCTCACCGAGATCGCCGAGGACAGCCGTCTCGCTCCGGCTGTTGTTAAAGTGCTCGTGAAAAATCTTCTCGAGAAAAATATTCTTTATCTTGTTCCCAAATTTATTCCGGGCAGCGATCGCCAGTATTTCATGTACAAAAGCAATCGTGTGAAAACACCGGAGGTCGTTTGAGTATGAACAATAACGATTGGGAACCTTGGGAAGATTTCATGTTCGTGTTAAAGGCTCTGCTCGTGCTTGCGGGTATCGCGGTACTTGTTACAGTGTTCTGGAAGTAATATCGAATAACCCCGATTTTTAGGGCTTATCCTAAATACCGTGTCATCGCTGGCACGGTATTTTTTGTTGCCGGAACTGACACGTTGGACATTTATGCAGGGGCATCCGCTCACAACCCAGGACAAGCAGAAGTTTCTCGCGAAACTCAAGTCGTCGCATGGCAACGTCGCCGCCGCTTGTCGTGCTATCAAGATCTCCCGGGGAGCTGCTTACGAACATAAGAAGACCGACGCGGATTTCTCGGCCGGTTGGGAAGAGGTCCTGCAATCCGTTTACGACGAAGCGGAGAAAGAGCTTTATGTTCGTTCCGTAAAAGGCTGGCGTGAAGCGGTCTGGCACAAGGGCGAGGTTGTTGGCTACGTCATCAAGAAAAGTGATCGCTTACTCGAGTTCTTTCTCAAAGGCAATCGTGCCGAGAAGTTCCGCGAGCGTCTAGACCTCAATGCCCATCACACCGGGAACCTCGACGTAAATTTACAGGCCTCTATCGATAAGATCTATGCAGACGGCACAGATACCGACACCGAAGGCGAGAGTGCCGGAGAGCACGCTAAGCCTGATCAGGCAAGCTAAAGCCGCGGGGGTGCCGAAAGATTCTCTCGAGAGATTTTTACTCGCAGGTTATATTCCCCAGCCAAAGCAGTTGCTCTTTCATGGCTTCGCGCGAGCTGCTGACCACATCCCCGAACTAGAAGACATCGGTTACGGCGGTGCCCGCGGCGGCGGTAAGACGCATTGCGGTTTCGCGCAGATCGCGATCGACGATTGCCAGAAGTGGGATGGGCTGAGTGTTCTCTTTCTTCGCGAGAAAGCGGGCTCGGCGGAAGAGTCGATGATGAAGCTCTGCACAAAGGTCCTGCCGCGTGTACCGCATCGACCAACGCGATCGATAATCTATTTTCCTAATGGCAGCAGCATCAAGATCGGTCACTTTCAGTACGAGAAAGATATTAACCAGTACCTTTCGCTCGAGTACGACGTGATCTTTATCGAGCAGGCCGAACAGCTCTCCCAAAATAAGATCGAAGAAATAAAAACGGTAAACAGAACTTCCATCCCTGACTTCAAGCCGCGTTGTTACATGACATTCAACTGGGGCGGGCTCTCCCACACCTATCTCAAGAAACGCTTTCTCCAGCCGTTTCGTGATGGCAATGAAACGATCACCCGGTTCGTGCCTGCGACGGTTTACGACAATAAGCGGGTCGATCCCTTTTATCGTTCGAAACTCGAGGCCCTCTCCGGATGGAAGCGTAAAGCCTGGCTCGATGGTGATCCAGACATATTCGCGGGTCAGTATTTCGAGAACTTCAGATACGACCTGCATGTCTACGAGCCGAAGGATGAGCCTGATTTCAAGGGCGAAGATCTCCGGAACGCCGTTACGTTCTGGTGTTCGCTCGATTACGGTTTCAAACATTGGACGATCTGTTACCTGTTTGCAGAGTATGACGGAGAAATTTTCTGCTTAGACGAATTTGCCGCACGCAAGCAATTGATCAGTTCGAACTGCGAGGGCATACACGCGATGCTTTCGCGTTGGCTGTTAACAGTAGATGACCTCATCAACTTCGTTGCCGGTACGGATGTCTTTGCGAAGAAAGGCGACACCGGTGAAAGCTTTGCCGACGAATTTGCCGAGCACGGTATCTATCTCAGACCTGCTAACGTGTCCCGTCGTGCGGGCTGGGGCAAGATCCTGCAGCTCTTAGGTGATGAAACCCAACAAATAGAAGCGTCAATTAGAATCTCATCAAGATGTACGGGACTTATCGAGCGCCTGCCGGCACTGATGCACAACCCGAACGATCCGGAAGACGTTCTCAAGGTCGATTGCGATGAGCAGGGCAACGGCGGTGATGATCACCCGGACGCATTCAGATACGGCGTAATGAACAACAACAGCCTGGGCATCACTATCTAATGCAGCTTCTCGAAAAAATCAGCGGCTTTTTAAGCAAAAAGGCCAAGCCGGTCACTTTTCTCGATAGCACTTCGAACGGCTGGAGTTGGTTCGGTCTCGGTGTTCATCGCCAGAACACCCGCATTCCCTATAATCAGGAGTCTAGTTTCATCGCGTATCGCTCTCACGAGCTCGTGTACGCGTGCATCAACAAGATCGCCGACGTCATGAACGACGCGGAGATCATCGTTGAGACAAAGAACGGCAAAGGCGAGTGGGAAAAGAAAGAAGGTCACCCGCTCACGGCCTTGTTCAAGAGGCCGAATTCATACCAGACCGGTCGGGACGTTCGCCGGCTAATGGTGCAGTCCGAGCAGAGCTTCGGTTTTTTTTATGCGTTTTTGAATCGCTCGGGTGCGGGGAATCCTGTCGAGATCTCACTGCTTAATCCCAATCAGGTCGTTGTCCGGTGGAACGCTAATCAGGACGCGATCGAGTACTACGAATATCAGAAACGCAACGGTTCCGTGGTGAAGATCCGTCCGGAGGATATGATCATTCGCCGGCGTCCGGACCTGCTTGATCAGTTCTTTGGTTTTGCACCATTGCAGGCTGCGTTAAAGAGCATTAACTCAGATCTTGGTTTTACTGATTACGTTGACGCCTTCTTTGAGTCTGACGGTACGCCGTCGGGAATATTGAAAATCCTGAACGCCACGGTTAAGAACGAACGGCGTGAGGAGCTGCAGCGGCTTTGGAAACTGAAATACGGCCGCGGCGGGTCTAATCAGAAAGGCGTTGCTGTGCTGGACCAGAATGCCGAGTTCCAGAAGATAGGCTCGAATCTCGACGAGCTTGCATCAGCAGAGCTCACCGGACGCTTTGAATCGCGTATATGCGCTGTCTTCGGCGTGCCTCCGAATTTGGTTGGTGCGTATGTCGGCCTCGAGCATGTTACTGCGAATGCCACCGCGAAGGCCGAGCTGAATAATTTCTGGGATAACAAGATCAGCCCGGAGCTCGCGTCTCTGCGTGAGTGGCTCACCTGGTTTTTTCTGCCGGAGTTCGAAGGGATCGACGCGATCAAGATGGAGAAGATCCGCGTGAGCTTCGATGTTTCGCATGCTGCCTTTTTGCAGGAAGATGTCGATGCACGGCATAAGCGGGCCCGAGAGAACTTCAAAGCTGGATTGTGGAAGCTGAACGAAGCTCGTCAGGAGACAGGACAGGCTCCTGATGACGAGGCGGGTGACGATTACTATGTCCAGCCCTCAACGCTTATAGCCATTAGCCCTGAACGCAGGGCCGCTGACGCCATAGAAGAACCGGTTGTGCCTGCACAATTACTTCAGCCAGGAGAAGAGCCCAGCGACGGCGAGACGAGCGAAGAGGATGAAGAGGCGGACGATAAGACAGAGGAAGGATCTGATGACGAAGAAGATGATGAGAAAATTCTAAAAATACCCCTCGAAAAAAAAACTTTCGACTACGAAGGCCTGACGCTCGGCCGCGAGCCAAGTGAGCTTGAGAAACTGCTTGACCTCAAAGCGATCGTGGCGGATCTCGAGAGCGAGAAAGCAAAATCGATCAAGATCCTAAAACGCTTTCGTGAGGACCTGATCGATCAGGCATGCTCCAAGCTCGACAAGTTATCCCCGCAAACAGCTCACACGCTGATCCTCATTCCGGATCCGAAAATACGCAAAGACCTGGAGAAAGCGATCGCGTCTTCGTTCAAGACGGGCCGCGACCAGGTAAGCCGCGAACTCAGGGCCCAAGATGCGGAAAAATCCCTAGACCGCAAAGACGAGTTCGATAATGACTGGCTGGATTATCTGGATGAACTTGTCGATGGCATGATCTCGAAGACTATCAACGAGATCAGCATGCGCGCGATCAATGAGTATCTAACCCTCAAGATGCTCGTCGATTACACGATCGAGAAACTGCAAGATCTCCTGCTTGCCCAGAGCGACAAATTTATCGAGCGCATAGCGGGGGGTGCGGTCAATGCGGCAATTCAGTCTGGCCGATCAGCAGAGGCCGAATCACAGACCGAGGCGTGGAGCTCGGTGATGTATTCAGCGGTTCTCGACGCGAATACTTGCGGTCCATGCGCCGATGCCGACGGTGAGACGGCGGCAAGTGAAGAAGATCTGCCAGCTGCACCCAATCCTGAATGCGAAGGGCAGGACCGCTGCCGGTGTTTTCACGTTTTCGTGACTGCTTAAAAAATAACCAACCTGGCTTTTTCCTATTCTCCCTTACATGCCCGAGCGGGAGATCAAAAGCCTCGATTTCACAAACATAAAAGCTGCGGCAAAAGGCCGGGAGCGGTCCGGCATCGCCGCCGTGTTCGGCAACATCGATGCGGTTGGGGATCGAATCATGCCAGGAGCGTTCGCGCGCACGATCGCCGGCGGAGCAAAGAGAGCCCGCTTTCTCTGGAATCATTCGTACCAGCACCCGCCAGTAGCCAGTATCAAGGAGCTGCGCGAACTCACGCGCGACGAGCTGCCACCAGAGGTCCTCGAGAAAGCTCCCGAAGCGACCGGCGGGCTCCTGGTCCGACGTGAATATTACAAGGGCGTGGACCTCGCCGACTGGCTGCTCGCGGCGATCGACAACGAAGACATCAACGAGATGAGTTTCGCTTACGAGATCGTGCGAAGCTCGCGAGTTACAGAGCCCATACCAGGCGACGAGACAGAGAAGACCCGCGACGTCAACGAACTTCACGAACTGAAGCTTTTTGATTGCTCTGATGTTCTCTGGGGATGCAATGCCGCCACAATCGCCGCCGGAGCAAAAGATTGGGGCCTCATGCCCCTCGGCGTCATCGCCTCGCAGCTCGCGATGCTCGAAAGCGAGATCAAGGCCGGCCGCCGCAACAGCGACAGCGACCAAAAGCTTGTGGACCTGATCCACAACACGGCTGTTTCTTTAGGGGCCGCTTGCGGCTCCGATGAAGAAGATGCCGGCAAACATGCTCAGCCCCCTCAAGAGAAATCCGAGCCTGCTGAAGACAGCACCTCACTTTCTCCGAACGATTGGCTTGAAATTCTGAAAGCAAAATCTCAGGCGCTTGTCCTGAGCCAGACCAATTTCAATTAGGAGAAGACACGACCATGCCGAATGAACATGCATTAGCAAAACGAAAGAAGTTCAACGAGGTCCTTGCCGAGATCGCGACGTTGACCGCAACGATCGAGACTCCGGATGAGGCCGACGAAAAGAAGTTTCCCGGCAACACACCGGAGAACCGAGAGAAGCTCGCCAAGCTCTTGAGCGACGGTGAAGATCTTCGCAAATCGATCGAGCAGGATACCGCGATCCTCGGACTCCAAAAGTTCGCGAACGATCCGATCCTTAATCCGCCGGCAGGCCACGACGGAGCATTCGCCCAGCGATGGCAGCCGCAGAAATCTCTCGGTGAGCAGTTCATCGAGAGCGAAGCGTACAAAGGTGCGATCGTTGGCGGAAAGTTCGCCCACAACGGCAAGCGTGTAAGCGTCGATGCCAAGGGCTTTCTTTTCGACCCACCGGGAAGCAAAGCGACGTTCACAACGACGGGCGGAGGGCTCGATTCGACGGTGAACTATGTCACCCCTCCGGGCGGTGGCATTGTCCTGGTCGAACAGCAGCGTCTGACGATCCGCGACCTTCTGCCGGTCGGCCAGACGACCATGAACTCGATCCCCTACATCAAGGAGACGAGCTTCACGAATGCTGCCGACATGGTCGCGGAAGAAGGCGAGAAGCCGGAAGCAACGCTCGCGACCGAAGACGCAACGGCGCCGGTGAAGAAGATCGCCGTTTTGATCAAGGTCACGGATGAAATGTTCGCGGATTTCCCGATGATGCGGGATTACGTGAACACTCGCTTGCGATTCATGGTCGAGGCCAAAGAAGAGCAGCAGCTCCTCAACGGCACCGGTGCGGGAAACCAGATCACCGGCATTCTGCAGACCTCGGGGATCCAGACCCAGGCTCTCTCAACTGACATCGCCGAGACCACGATGAAGGCGATTACGAAGATCCGCAGTGTCGGTTTCTTCGAGCCGACCGGAGCGGTCTTCCATCCGAACGACTGGGAAGCGGTGCGATTGCTGAAAGACAGCAACGGCCAGTACTACGGCGGCGGTCCGTTCACCGGAGCCTATGGTGTCGGAGCGATCGCAAAAGACTCTCTCTGGGGCCTGCCCGTGGTCGTTACCACGGCGATCGCCGAGGGGACGGGTCTTGTCGGAGCATTCCGGCTCGGTGCCCAGATCTGGCAGCGTGAAGGCGTTCGCGTCGAAGCGTTCGATCAGAACGAAGACGACGTGAACTTCAACCGCGTCACGGTCCGCGTTGAAGAGCGTCTTGCTCTTACCGTGTATCGTCCGCTGGCATTCTGCAAGCTCACCGGCATCTAGTCGGGGGCTGTCATTTCGGTCGAGGGCGGTGATCTATCGCCCTCTTTTATCGGAGGTGTTATGCCGCTCAGGCACACGAAACTCACGGGGGCAAAAATGGGAATCGTAGACAAAACTTACTATCTCGACAAGGAAGGGAACGTGACCGAGGATCCGAAAAAGGGTGCAACCATCCTGATCAATGAGGGTCAGGAGGTCCCGAAGGAAATGGTCGATAAGTACGGTATCGGCAAGGTAGCTCAAGACGACGAAGCAGCCGGCGATGAGGGCGAAAGCTCGAACACCGTAAAGTCTGCCGCTCCGAAATCGAACAAGGCGAAAAGCTCGGCCAAGAACAAGGCGGAGAAATAATTTCTCTGTAAGTTTTTTTCTTAGAGCTCAATAGCCGAAAGGAGTGAAATAAACATTCATATATGGGACGAAGATTAAGAGACTATTCGATCCAGACGCCAGGCACGACGCAGATCGCCACGACGGGTAACACCGATGAGTATTTGATCGTGCCGAAGTCGGGGCGCATCGCGGCGGCGATCTTCTCGGCACTCGCAGCCCTCGCCGCGCACGACACGAACTACATCACGTTCTCAATCACGAACCTCGGCCAGGCAGGTGCCGGATCCGCTGCCGCACTTGCTGCGACGGACGCCAACACCACGAAGGCGACCGGGGGCTCGGCTCTCGCCGCGAACACGAAGCGCACTCTCACGCTTTCGAGCACGACAACTAATCTTGATGTGGTCGAGGGCGATCGGCTGCTCATTCGTTACGCGGCTTCGGGAACACTTGCAGGTGCCGTCACCCGGCCGAGCCTGATGCTGATCATCAGCGCGAACGGCCAGTAATTCGAACCTCACAAGATATCTCCATTAGAGATATCCTCTCTCAGCCCGCCGAGTACAGACGGCGGGCCTTTTTTTTTGTTTAAAAAACAACCCAAAACAGAAGTCCATAGAATTCGAATCAGTCAGGAGAGCTGATCGAAGATGGCGACATTTACAAAGTTCCAGCCTTTTATCGAAGATATATTTGAGGGCGTTCACAACCTGGGCAGCAATCAGCTCGTTGTCTTTCTGACCACGAACGCGAATGCCCCGACGTCGGGCATGCGTACTCTCTCCGAAGTCACCCAGATCTCGTACACCAATCTTTCGTCGCGAAACATCACCACGAGCTCGAGCTCGCAATCGTCGGGAACTTACAAACTAATTCTTACGGACCTGGTACTTACCGCTTCGGGCGCAGTTGCGACATTCCGGCGCGTTGGTGTCTATAACGATACGCCGACTTCTCCGGCTGACCCCCTGGTTGGACACTACGATCACGGCAGCGACGTTACCCTGGCGAACGGCGAAACGTACACGATCGATTTCGACGGTACGAACGGCTTTATCTCAGCGAGTTAAGCAGCAGGCAGGTTATTGACCATGGCAAAAGCAGACACTGCAGAACAGAAGGCCAGCAGGATGCTGGAGAAGATCGATGAAGCGGTAGTTGCCGCCGGTAGCGATCCGAAAAAACAGGAGCACGTCAGGAACCTGCGCAAACAGCTCGGCGAGCATCTTGCGGACGGTGCCGACAAATGCAAGAACTGTGGCTATGAAGTTGTTGGCATGCTAAAGACGCCGAGCTACTACGACGCGCGAAATGACGTGCAGATGCCGGCGGTCTGGGAAGTCGGCTGCGTGATCTGTCCTCCGGTTTATGTTGAGAGCGATCGGGGCGTCGATGCCAAACTCGACGGAAAGAAAAAGAAAGTGGTCCGCCGGAGCTACTCCGCTCGCGGCACGTCGATCGAGCAGGCACGCGACAAATGGAACAACGGCGAGTTCGTTGAGGACACGAAGTTTGGGCTCAATGTCGCTCCTGGCGAACGTGCCCGGCTGGAGCTTTTGGCGAGCGATTAAATTGTTTGTGCTGATATTTCCGGTGATCGGCCCGGCCTAATTCAAAGGGCCGGGCTTTTTATTTATGGCGGTTCCAACATTCATTGCACCCGGCGCGATCGCAACCGATACCTCGGGCGGGGCCTCTACTACGCCAACCCCGCCAACCCATCAAGCTGACGATATCCTAGTTGCCGTTTCAATGAATGCGGCAAATTCCACGATGAGTACCTCAACCTCGGGATGGACTAAAAAAGTCGAGATAACAACGGGAACTATTCGGGTTGCGTGGTTTTGGAAAAGGGCAACCGGTGCCGGCACCGCGGGCCCGACAATTACGGCAGCGAGTACGGATCAATTTGCCATTTGCTACGCATTAAGAGGGGTGATCACTACAGAGGATCCGCTTAACGATCTCTTTGGCGGTTTCGGCACAACTAACGGCGACAGTACAACCCCGACAACCGACTCCGGCAATACGGTATGGGCCGATGCTTTGGCGATCGCCTTTTGCGCCCATAATGATGATACCGGCTTTTCGAGCGGCAACCCGCCATCGGGTTGGACCGCGGATAACGCAACCTCGGCAACCGGTACGCAGGCCGGCTTTCGCGTTATATATAAGGCGATGCCCTCGGCCGGTTCGATCGTCGGGGCCCAAACGATCGGCACCCTTTCAACCTCGGAGCATTGGGGTTGCCTCACTTGCTATGTTAAGCCCACAGCGGGGGCCTTTTCGATTACGGCCGGGGCCGGCTCTTTCTCATACTCCGGCGGCGATGCCGGGCTTTATCGAGGGCTAAAACTTACCGCCGATGCGGGCTCTTTCTCTTATATCGGTGGTGATGCCGGGCTCGCCAAGGGCACCGGTATGACGGCCGAGGCGGGTACGTTCTCTTACGCCGGGGGCGATGTGAATTTGCTTTACGGTCGGCGATTGGCGGCCGATGCCGGCTCTTTTGCTTACGCCGGCGGTGATGCGGGTTTATATGTCGGCCGGTTTATAAATGCCGATGTAGGCACATTCTCTTACGCCGGCGGCGACGTTAATTTTAATCGAGGTTTTGGTCTTCTCGCTGAAGCTGGAGTCTTTAGTTACGTAGGTGGCGATGCGAATCTACTTTTCGGGCGCTTGCTCACGGCGCTTACGGGTACGTTCAGCTATTCTGGTGGCGACGCGAATTTAAGCAAAGGCTTTTTGATCTCAGCTGAGGCCGGAGTCTTCAGTTACGCAGGAGCAGACGCGAATTTTCTTTACGGTCGGGTTCTCGCAGCTCTCGCCGGCGCGTTCAGTTATGCAGGCGGTGATGCTGGACTGTTGATCGGTCGGTTGCTTGCGGCAGATGCCGGAACTTTCACGTACGTCGGCAACGACGCCAATCTCTTCAAGACACAGCCGGGCCAGTACACGCTCACGGCTGATCCGGGTTCTTTTAGTTATTCGGGCAGCGACGCAAATCTGCTTTGGAAGCATTTGCTCTCAGCCGCGGTGGGGACGTTCAGCTATGCAGGTGGCGACGTCAATCTCTCGAAGGGTTTTCTGATCAACGGAGCTGGTGGCAGTTTTTCGTACCAGGGCGGCGATGTGAACCTGCTGCGTAGCTTCGTTCTGAGCCCGCTGACAGGAGTTTTCACATACGCTGGCGGAGATGCCGGACTTTACTTCTCGCGACTGTTAGCGGCGAGCAGTGCAGTCTTTGTCTACACCGGCAATGATGCAAATCTCTTTAAGAGTTCGGCGGCGACTTACGTGCTCACTGCCTCCGGCGGCGTCTTTGTCTACAACGGAGGCGATGTGATCTTTACCGTGATCGCTCCGTTCGTGCGGCCTCATGGAGCCCTCGGGATCGAAATCAACAGCGGTGCCACTTTTGTAGAGTTTAGCTCGGACAAGACTTTCGTAGAGATCTCTTCCGGAAAAACTTTCCTCGAGTTCAATTAATGGGCGACGGCTATATAAAACAGGGAAATAAAAATCACCCGTTGGTGATCACTCTAAAGCACGAGAACGAGCTCACCGGCCGGAAAGAAACGTACGAGATCCCTGACGGCTCGACAGCTCGCATCAAAATTACTGTCGATGCAGAGACGGTCCTTGTTCTCGATGAAGAGGTGACGATCCTCAACCAGGTGAATTATCCTGGCAAAGTTCAATATCTTCTCGACGAGACATTCACCGAGAACGTCAATACCTACGACGTTGAAATAAAGCTCACACTGCCGGACGGCTCGGTCCGCAAGTTTCCCGGAAGCGGCGAAGAGACGTTCAGCACCCTTCACGTACTGCCCAGCAAGGGCGGCTCATAAAATACAACCCATAGAAAAAATTTCTAACTTTGACTCATGCCGCCGGTACTTTACGTCACAGCAGCAGAGTTAAAGAACGCCGCTCAGGAATCGGATTCGTCGGGTAATGATTCGTGGGAAGCTCTGGCTAAGAGCGTCTCCCGTCTCTTCGATCGTGAATGCGAGGTGCCTGACGAGTTCTTTGGTCCGGCAGCTGCCGGAGCCACGGCTTTAAGCTTTCGCGGCAACGCAACTGAGTACCTCAAGGTTTACCCGTACATCGCCGGCAGCCTCGAAGCGATCACCATCGACGGTGTAGCTGTCACCGTTCCGGCGATCGATAACGAGTACATCGAGAGCGAGGACTATCTCGTCTTTGCGTACACGCTCACCAAGAACGCGGTCGTTAGCGTCTCTGCCCGCTGGGGATTCGCGGAAGTGCCGGGCGACATCAAGCAAGCGTGTATCGAGCAGGGCCTCTTTCAATGGCGGCGTAAGGATCTCGCATTCACGGATCTGTCAGGTGTCGCCCCGGCAACGATCGTCGCCCAGTTCTCGCCGACTTTTCAAGCCGTGGTCAACCGCTTCAGGGGCCTCTATTCCCGTCAGGTCTATTTCTCTTAGGAGATCTATTTATGACTTTCAAGAAACTGTATCGAAAACTGCAGCAGGAACAGTTCGATGTCGAGGGCTACGACGTCGTTTTCGAAGCTAATGATGGTGAAGAAACTATCGAGATCGAAGACGTGCGTGTGGATGAGGACAATAAGCGCGTCGTCTTCTCGGCTTCTGAGTAACTATGGCCCGAATAGCTCTTGTCGTTGAAGGCGAGACCGAGTTCGACCGCACGTTCGCGCGGGCCGATGCGGCGTTCTCCGATCTCAGGCCGATCTGGCCCGACGTTAGGGACAAGTTCTGGGAGATCGAGAAAGAGCAATTCGACAGTGAGGGAGCCTCAGGGCGGAACGGCAAATGGAAACGGTTGTCGAAGCGATATGCGATCCAGAAAGAGCAGCGTTACGGACCTGGGCTAAAGATCATGTACGCAACTGGAGATCTTCGCGGAGCTCTCACCAGCCAGACCGGCGACACGGTCTACCAGCCGACGAAAGACGAGATCGTGATCGGCACATCGCTTCCGTACGCCCGATTCCATCATGTCGGCTCGGGGCGACTCCCCATCCGCAAGCTCATCGACCTCTCGGACCGGCAACGCAACGAGCTCATGAAAACGATCCAGGTCAGCCTCGTTCGCGAGCTTCGAAAAGGGGTCGGCTACACGCTCCCGGGAGAGCGGTCATGACGCCAAAAAGTGCCCGTCCTGTAGTCCTGTAGTCACTATATAGGGAATACAGGACTACAGAATGGAGGTTAAATATCGCAGATTCAGCAGTTTACGCTTGATTTTCAAAACACCCGAAAAAGAGCCGACTACAGGACGGAAAAACTGACCTAAAGACACCCTATGGCATGGCCTCCGACAGAGCATTTTCAGGTCTTCGACGAGCGGGCCACTGCTGATAATATTTTTGACTTTTTGAAGAGCAGTCAGTCTGACGCGCTCGCCTGGGCGGATGGCGGCAGCGGACTTCCTGCGATCACAAAGTTTCACGCAAGCCCGCGACTCACGACCGTTTTCCCCGCTCTTACCATTTTGCAAAGCGAACATAGCTCGGCGTGGGGCAACGGCGGGATCCTGCTCATTGTTTACTCGCTCACCCTCGAGCTCGCGCTCACTCACGGTAAGCAGGACGATCTGACGGCGAACGCGAAGAAATACGTGATGGCGTTGGAGTCGATGCTCGCGAACATACCGGAAACAACCTTTAGCGAGAATTCTATAATTCCGATAACGACGACCTTGCGCGAGATGGAGACCGTCTTCGATATCCAGGGCAAGATCAAGAACCGCTTCATCCAGGTATCGCAAACAAAAGTTTCATGGGTCGTGGAAGCGACGACCAGCAATATTTAGATCGATCAGGAGCTGCACAATCACATGGCAAACGAGAACACTGCAAAAGAGAACACTTCGAAGGAACCGGTCGATTCGATCGGCACGCTTACTTATCCGCGAGCTGTCGAGAACTTCGGTAAAGAAAAAGCCCTTGCCGTGCTTCATGAGGTTGCCCGCATCGGCGGTCACGGCCAGTTCACTGATGCCGATTTTTTGAATCCGCTCTTTGGCGGATTGCAGATGCCGGACCCGACTAAGATCCCGGAGCCAAAGAAAGAAGAGTTCGCTCATCTGCCGGAGGCAGAATTTCATTTTGCCGCGGCAAAAGAGCAGCACGAGGAGCTCAAGAAACGGGCCGTCGCCAACCGTGGGGAAATCAACAAGTACTACAAGTCCATAAAATAGGCCCAAGATCGGCGAGAAGCCGCACTTAAATTTCTAGCGAGAGAGTAAAGCAATGGGAACTTCGATCGATGTCACCAAAACTCAAAAGAACGCCGGGCGTATCTGGTTCGGCTTGGCGGTCCCGGCGGCGAGTCAGTACCTGACGCTCACGGGCGGGTCTCCGGATGCAACGGAGAATCCTAATCGCAAGCTGGTCGGTCTTACCGAGCAAGGGGCGATGATCGGGATGACCAAAACCTTTACCGAAGAGTTCTTTGACGAGTTCAAATACCCGCTTGAGCGCAATCTCGATCAGATCGGGGCAACGATCAAGTGCGATGCGTCCCAGGTCCTCGACGAAGATCTTCTGAGCATTGCGACCGTCGGCGTGGGAACGCCTCTTACCCCGACCGGAAAGAAAGCCTGGACCATCGGTGAGGGGACATTGAGCTTTACCAGTGTTGCCGTGATCGCGCCGACCAAGGCCGATTCGACAAAATACGTGGTGTTCCATCTATATCAGGCCTACAACAATGCTCCGTTCGAGATGCCGATCAGCCGCCAGACCAGGGCGAAGATCTCGCTCGAGTTCGTTGGTCTCGCGGTGACGTCGCGAGCCGCAACGGATCTCGTCGGAGCCCTTTGGTACCAGACATCATAATTTTGCTGCCGTCCGTCGCTGAACCGGGGCGGGTTACGCCATGACCCGCCCCGCCCCTTTTCTGAACTCGTCTAAAATTTCTTAACCGTTCTAAATTCACATGAAGGCTTCTGAATACAAAAAACTCGCCTCCGAAAAGCAGGTGGTCGAAGAACTGTTGCTGCCGTCCGGCGCGGTGTTCAAAATGCGCGTCGCCCCGATTCAGCAGTGGGTGACCACGGGTGTGTTGCCGGCATCGCTCACGGCGAAGATGCAAAAGGCGTCTCAGACCAAAGAGAAAGACGCGGTCAACGAGTACGTGCTTCGCCATTTCACTGAACAGGATTTTATTGATTCCCAAAAAGTGGGCAAGCGAATGCTCGAGTACTGCGCCGTCGAGCCGAAAGTGGTCATCAATACGGAGCCGGGGACCGAGCTGCCGGATGACGCGATCACTCCGGAAGATATTTTGCCGGAAGATTTCGAAGCGATCATGAAATGGATCTGGGCAGGAGGTAAGCAGGGCGAGTCCCTGGCTTCGTTTCGCGACGCACAAGGATAACCTTCTCTGGCTGGCACTGACAGGTCATCATTTCGGTAAAAGGCCCTCAGACCTTCTCAAAATAAGCAACAACGAACAGCTGGCCCTCGACTTGGACCTCGCGGCGGTCTCGATCCTTGTCGAGCACTTCGATTCGCGCGATTACAAACGACTCGAGTCGCTGATAAAGAGCCTCGCGGCGATGGCCACCGGACTGCTTGGCGGAGATCCGAAGAAGATCCTCGAGAGTGGCAGTGAAGAAACGGAAGCGAACGGCAGCGGCCCGGTTGATCCGAATGACAATCCCAATGTCTGGTAAAGCATAACCCGCCCTTTTACTCGCTAAATTAAGTTCCGTGGCCATCGCATCCGCATCAGATCTTCTCTTTCGTGCTGTCGGCGATACAGACCAGGCTCAAAAAGAGTTTCGCGAGCTTCAGAAAGAAATAAAAGACACAACCCAGGTTGCCGGGACCTCCGGCACCGGGGGCTTTCAGTCTTTCGCTCAAAGCATAGGCCTAAGCGAGGGCGCAGCCGGAAAGCTCGCCGGTGCAATGCCCGCCGTGGGTGCTGCTGTCGGCATCGCTGCCACGGGTCTTGCTGCAGCTGCCGCCGCTGCCGTTACCGCAACGAGAGCTCTCTTCGATCTCGCAACTCAGGCAGCCGACTACGGATCGGAGATCTTCGACGCGAGCGAGAAGACCGGCCTCTCCGCGGAAAAATTGTCGGCGATGAAATTCGCCGCGGACCAGTCAGGCACTTCTTTAGAGGCGATCACCGCGGGATCCGCAAAGTTTGCGAGAGCTGTGAATGAAGCGGCGAACGGTTCCGAAAAAGCCCAGGACAAAATGAAGCGGCTCGGGGTTACGTCCGATGACCTGGACACAGCCCTTGGTCAGGCCCTGAAGACGATCGCCGAAACAGAATCCGGAACGAAGCAGATGGCCCTCGCGATGGAGGCCTTCGGTAAATCCGGAACCGAGCTGCTCCCGTTCATAAAATCCTTCGACGGCAATCTCGAGGAGCTGACCAAACAAGCAAAAGAGCTCGGCGTCACGATCGACGACGAAGCGGCGCGTGCGGCTGATGAGTTCGGCGACCAGATGGACACGCTCAACGCGCAGCTCTCCGGCGTTGCCCGTACCATCGGCTTCGCCGTCATGCCCGAGTTTCAAAAACTTGCAGAAGAGCTCAGCGACTGGCTGAAAGATAACCAAGAGGAGGTGGCGAACTGGGGCCGAGTTATCGCCCGCGTGCTAAGCGATTCCATCTATGCCCTAAAGGGGCTTGTCAATTTTATCAATGACAATCAGACGGTCATCCGCGTAGCTCTCGCGATCGGTACTTTCGGGATCAGTGAGGCGTCGATGAATCTGGGCCGGATCGTCGGCGAGTGGTCGAATCAGCGAGCAGCTTCCCAGGGACAGTCGGACGCAACCGGTGCTGGTGGTGCCGGCGGGAGAAGAGCAGGCCCCGGGAGCTTCGGTATAAGCGACGAAGAACAGGAACGCGCGAAAGCCGCGGCCGAAAAGCGGGCCCGCGAGCGTGAGGCGGCTATCAAAGCTGATCTCAACGCACAGGTCCAACTCGAAAAAGCGTTTCTTAAAGACATCGAGGAAGATTTCACCAGAACGCTCGAGAAGCTTCGCGAGGAATTCAAGAAGACTGGCGATACCGCCACGTTCGCCACTAAAGAAGAATCTGCATTGAGAAGTCTCGTGCAGCAGATCGATGAGGTCTCCCAGAAACTTTACGAGCTCGAACGCCAGGCAGTCGGTAATCCCGACGAGTCCGATCCGCAAGGAGCTCTCCTCAAAAAACAGATGATGGAGCGTACGGACGCTCTCAATAACCGGATCGAGGCGATGCTCCAGGCCGATAAGAAACTGGTCGAGACTCATGGCAAGACCGTCATCGCCGAAGCCGAGAAGATCGAAAAAGAAATGAGCCGCATTGAGCAGTCCCGGCTCGAGATGTGGCGGCAAAGCGAGCGCGAGCGTTACGAGACCGAGATCCGTGCCGGACGGAACGTTCTTGCCAATCGCGAGGATCTCCACCAGTTCGAATACGAGCAGCTCACGTTCGATCTTCACGCCCAGCAGGATCGGATCGAGGCCGAAAAACAAAGGCAGCTCGAGGCGATCAAAGGCAAGGCCAACGAGGTCGAACAAAAGGCGACTATCGAAGAGCTGTATTACCAGAAGGGTCTCGAAGCTTTCGATAAATACCAACAGGACCTGAAAGCGGTTCGCGATCGCGTGTGGGGTATCGAGGCCGGAGCGGAAGAAGGCGGGCCGGGAATCACGACGCCTACGCCGGAGATCCTGCCCGAGCAAGGCATTCTTGATTCGTGGATGGCGAGCTGGATGGAGTTCTTCGATCTCATTACTTCCACCGCGCCGACCATCAACGCCATTGTCATAGACCTCTCCCGAATGATGCAGACGGCGTTCATGAATGTCGCCCGAGCGATCGGCAGCGTCGTCGAGCAGTGGGTGCTTTACGGAAAGACCGGCCCCGCTGTAATGCGGCAGATTCTCGCCGCAGCCCTCGCATCAGTCGCAGCCGAAGCAGCCGTAAAGGCGATCATGGCAACTGCCGAAGGTTTTTTCTTTCTCGCTACCCACCAGTACGAGAGTGCGGCCTGGGCATTCACGGCGGCTGCGTTCTACGGGTCCGTTGCCGGTGTTGCAGCTCTCGCCGGACGTGCGATCGCCGGCAACAGTTTTAACAGACAAGCTCAGTCCGGCTACAGCACAGCATCGAGTTCTTCTTCGGGTCAGAATTCCAACACGTCCGGACAGGGACAGGTTTACTCGAGCCGCGAGCCGGTGATCGTTGAGTCGGGTATAAATCAGGCGACGCCATTGCAGGCTCAGCTGCACGTGAAACTGAACTCCGAAGGAGTTCTTGATGTGGTCGAAGATGACGCGAATCGCAATGGTCGAATGAAGGTTCTCATCGAGCGTTACTCATAGATCCAGATATGCCGACAGCCCAAGAATGGAAAAATTGTGGACTGATACCTACCTCGGGGCTCTTGGCCTGGCACATGTATGAGATGGGGGTCTCGGGCCACAACATCATTTACGACTATTCCGGGAACGGACGCTCGATCGACTGTGCGGTCCTCAATGCTCCGGTGCTTACGGCCGATGTTCTATACGGTCATCCGGGCTGGTATTTTAACGGCTCTACTACGGTGCCCCTGAATTGGACCGGCAGCATTTTTCCGAAGCATGTTTTTATTCTTGCGAGCAATGACGAGGCGGCCTTTACAACGAACCGTGGGCTTGTCGGAGGCGAGACCAGTGGCGACATATTGCTGAGCGAAAGCTCTGGCACAAAGTTTTTCGATCTCACGCCGGTAGTCGTGAGCTATGTAAAGAACGGGGTACTTTACGCTCAAAACAATATGCAGGCCCCGGTTAATGGCGACGCCGCATTGATCGAGGTTTCGAACAGCGGCGGCTTCGGGCTCGACGGATTGCAGGTCGGACGGCAAAGAGATCTCGCCGGCCGCATTTGGAAAGGCTATATCTTCGAAGTTCTTTTTTATGATTCAGTGCTTACGTCAACCGAAGTTGAGCGCATAAGGCTTTATTTCAATATCAAGTTTTCAGCCTGGCAATTGGGGTTGCCGTTCTATTTTCCCAGTGATGATCTTATGCAGTTCAAGCGGTCCCGGTTCTACGCCGAGCCGTTGCGGTACCAGGACATTACTGATTCCTACGAATACGAGGACCGCGGCCGGACGTTCAACGAAGTGGCCGACACTCCTCCGCGCCGGTGGCAGTACAACTACCTCGCACGCACGCCGGAGCAGACGGTGATCTTCGACGAGTTCTGGAACCAGGCGCGGATAGCTAACCCGTTCATCTTTCGCGACAAGTACGGCACTGAGTGGACCGATGTGCGGATCCTCCAATACAACCGCTCGCACGTGAAGCATATGTCATGGAAGAACGACATTGAGTTCGACCTGATCAAATATCCCTGAATCGTGATAGAGAATGCCGCCCTCGAAAACATCCTGCTTACCGCGACGGACATCTCGATCGTCTGTGAGATCTATGACGCGGATGCGGTGCCCGGCACGGACGGGTTCGATCCGGAAGATGCGATCGACTGTTTTGCAGCGATCGCGGGCATCACTTTTCGCACGCGCGAGTACAAACGCCTGGTCAAAAAGTTCGGTCGGATAAAACGAACGATCGGGGAAGAGGTGAACTCGGCGAGTGTTGACTTTCTCAATCTCGATAACGAGATTTCGCAGTTCGAATTCACGAACGGGTTTGAAGGTCTCATTCTCGTCATCCGTCTCATCTCGCGATCGCAAAGTGTCGCACTGACTGACTCCCAAATTCTTTTCACTGGCCGCTGCGAAAAACCGAAGTCAGGAAATCGCCAGACACTTTCGGTCACCGCGAAGTTCATTCTCGATGCGATGACCGTTCCCGTTCCCAGGAGAAAGTTCTCGAAGGACGATGCCGAGGGTAGGGTGGCGTCAGACCCGGAATACGAAGGGTTCTTGTTCATCCCGAGATACGGTACGAGCACCTATTCGGTGCGCCAGAAACGCGGTGGTATCGCAGGGCTGTTTGGCTTCAAGAAGACCGTTACAAAAACACTGCAGTGGTCAAGCTATTCAGATCTTGATGCAAACAAGGACGTGCCCGAGGTTTTTGGCCGGGCACAGGTCCTGGGAGTAAATATTGCTTATGCGGATATTGGCGTAGATCTGAAGATCCGTACCGCTTTTTGCGAAGGCGAGATCGAGGACATGCAGAATGTCCGGTCGGTTGATGAAACGCTGCCTTTGACGTTCATCGCCCCGTTCATGGGCTTGGTCGGCACCGCAAACGGACCGGACGACCCGACGTTTCCCGATTATCCGTCTTATTACTCGCGAACGGCGCATACGCGGGCAGTCGTCACTAATTCATCGATGGATGCGGTCGATCCTGCTCCCGAGGTTGCAGCGGTGATCTTCGGACGCCTGATGCTCACTCCGGACGGAGGCGGGGATTGGGTAGCAACACAGTGGACCGACAATGGTGCCGCCCATACCAGGTTCCTGATCACGTCCGAATATTACTGCAAGCTCGACGAGAACTGGATCGACGATGCGACTTTTCTGAACGTCTTTAATTTCAACGCGGAGCAGATATTCAACACGTCCCTTTCAGACTTTATCTTTGTTGAGCCCGCATAAGCCATTATGGTCGCACCTATAGAACCGCCAGTTCCGGATCCGGAAGAACCGCCACCGCTGCCAGGTGCCCTGCCGGGGCTTGCCGGATATATGAGATCGCGTTATACGTCGAACCTCGCCGTTGTCGAGCAAATACCGGTCTTGGAGCTGCTGCACAAAGTGATCTTTCCCGCATCCCGGATGTTCATGACGCAGGGAGCGAACGGGAAGATCCGGCTGCACAACAAGAAGCCGGTGGACTGGGGTCTGGGTACTGCGGCTTTCCCGATCGGCGACACTGTTCTCGATGTCGATGATGTATCCGCCTGGGTAAATGACCTGAAATATTTTCTTCTCATCGATCCTCACACGAACGATTCCGAAATTCGGGTTGTCACTGATGCGAATTATCCGGTCTCGCAGAACAGCGCTACGCTGAACGTGACTTGCTCCAATCCCAGCGACATTACCGTCACCGGCTTCTCAGGCTGCGATGGTAATTCGACGCCGGCAACCGCCAGTCTCGTTGTGAATGCCCGTACGGCATCCGACACTTACCTGATCGAGCTGGACAGTGACGAGATCCAGTTCATCCCGTCGCTGACCGACACGCCTGCGTCTGTGTCGAGCTTTATTGCCGGTGCATTTCGAGGGCACCCGAACGCCAGCCGGAAGTTCGCGATCGAGTGGGATGGCGTCGATACGATAACTCTCACCGCTCGATTCGGCACCCTTACCGTTGACGAGCCGTTAACGCTTGCTCACGTTGCTCCGGTAGCTAACCCAACGGACCCTCCGGTTCTTAATTCGAAAGGTGGCGGTTTGCCGGCGGGCGATTACCAGGTCGCGTACGCGCTGCGCAACGAGCACGGGCAAACGCTGCTCTCGCCGTACGAGACCATCACGCTCGGAGCTGATGAGACGCTGATGGTCGATATGATCAGTCCGCCCGTGGGAACGACGGTTGTCTGGTACGTCGTACCTGAGGCGGGCTCGAACAAGCTGCGCTTTCACTCCGAGAATGACGGCTCTGCTTTTGAAATAGACGACATTAGTGGATTGCCGCTTCTTTCAGCTCCGCTGCCGCCGGATCTGAACCGGACCGGCACGGAGGTCATGCGCGTGAAAGCAGTGTTCTCAGACCGTGCGGAAACAAGAAGTGGCACAACACGGGCCAACGTGCTCAAGGCCTCGTTCGAATGGTTTCTTGGCACCCGCGAGAAAACGGTCAACCGTGTAGATCTGCAGTATCGCGATTCGGGCCAGGACTACCGGCTTGTCGAGCTACGCCTGCGGGACGATGAGCATATTGCGAAAGTCAAGAAGACGGAGCCCTTCGCGATAAACGGACAGGCGATCGATACCTACTTCCAGGCTTATCGTATCGGGGGCGGCGAGCTCGTG